AACGCAAAATCGAGGAAAAACCAATGTTCGCACGAGTGATTTTCATGGTGGCCATTTTGGTCGGCAATGTTGCTGCCGACGAGTGGGACGTCAAGCACTTGGGATTCTCAGGGATCCCAATCCAGGGAAATGAAACCCTGATGAAGGGGCTCGGATTCGCCAAGCTTCCGGTGAAGAAGGGGATCCTGGTCGCTGTGGTCAATCCAGACACGCCGACGGCCGCCGGAGGACTGCTTCCGTTGGCGATCGTCAGTGCCATTAACCGCAAGCCGGTCGGATCCGAGGACGATGCTGCCGAGGTGCTCGCGTCGCTGGAGCTTGGAGCCGATGTGCTGCTGGCCGGCCACACACTTCGAAAGAACGTGTGGAAGTCCGGGACCGTCAAAACCAAGGTGATGACGCACCGCGAAGTGCTCCAATCGTCGATGGAGCGATCGGTGGATTCGATCGAGGGGATCATTCGTTGGGATCACAAGTTCGAACCGGAGGGGCAGTTGAAACAGGTCAAGCTTTACGCGCTGGCCCAGATCGACAAGCCGCCGCAGCTCCGAGCCGAGGTCCTGTGGGTTGACAAAGAGTGGTTGTTCATCAATTCGCTTACGGTGGCCAATGGAACCAGGAAGGAAACCGCCGACGTTAAGCCGTTCACCGGTGCTGAGAAGATCAAGACCGGTTTCATTGTGGAGCGAAAGACTTGTCAGGTATCGCAGGCATTTGGTGATTTGCTGGTTCAGCCAGGGACCAAGGTTCGCATGACAGGAACCAAAGAGTACTATGACCACGATCTGTCGCTCTCGGAGATCTGGATCAACAAGGACGTCGTCGATTTCTATCGCATGATGTCGGCCAAGCCTTGACTCTGCCGACCGAGTCCGTAGACTGTTTGGACACCCCGCTCGGGGCGGTTTTCAGGATGAAGACCACTCGGAGCCATCATGTCGGCCAACTCTACGGACACCACGCAGATCCTCGGATTGCTTCAGCAGTCGATCGAGGCTGCGATGCGGAAATCTACAATACCTCGCGAAGCTTTCTCCAGGGAGGAAGTCGCGGAAATCCTCGGTGTCTCTGTCCGTACGATCGATGGTTTGATCGATTCTCAGCAGTTGCGAGCCGTTCGAATCGGTAGGCATCTGAGGATCGACCGCAAGGAAATCGATCGGTTTTTAGGCCGGTAGTGAATGAGCTCGATCTACAAACACAAGCACCGAGGGTGGTACTGTTGCGTTACCTTGCCGTCTGGCCGACGATGCCAGATCTACTTGGGCAAGGTGACTAAGGCCGGTGCGGAAACCGTCCGACGAAACGTCGAGCGTCTGATGGCGAGCAACAATGTCGGGATCGAACCGGATCCCCAGATTCAAGCTTGGCTCGCGCTGTGTGACGCTCGATTCCGTGCCAAGCTCCAGGCCGCTGGGCTGCTTGCTAAGTGGAAACCGCCGACCGCCTCGCCGCTGCTTTCGATCGTTTGGGATGCTTATGTGTCCAAGCGAGCCGACTTTGCCGTCAGTTCGCTCAAGGGCTTCAAAACCGCTCGGAAGCATGCGATTGACAACCTTGGCGATCGTCTGATCAGTGAGATCACCATCGCCGACGCGAAACACTTCGCACTGAGGATGGAATCTGTCCACGCCGCCGCCCACGCGAAAAAGATCGTCGAACGGACCAAACAAGTACTACAGGACGCTGTCGATTCCCGACTTTTGGCGACCAATCCATTCGCCGGCGTCAATCTGCGAGCCAAGATCGATCGAACTAAGGATCACCATTTGACCGAGGCCGACGCGATGAAGGTGCTCGACAAGCTCGGATCGATTCAGGCAAAGGCCTCGTTTGTGCTGGCAAGGTTTGCAGGCCTGCGGATCCCTCACGAGCTGCTGCCCCTGACATGGCAACATGTGGACTTTGAGAAGCATCGAATCACAATACCGACGGGGACCAAGACCGGCCAGCGGGTCGTGCCGATGGTCCCGATCGTCTATGAGCACATGCTAAGCCTGGCTGAGACTGCCGACACATCGCCTTGGGTATTCAGCCGAGCTCGGGCCAGTGCGGGCACAACCCTGCGACGGTGGCTCGAATCGGCGATCCTGCTTGCAGGGTTGAAGCAATGGCCGAAGCTTTGGCACAATCTCAGGGCTTCATGCCGAACCGACATGGAGGAACGGTTTGCGTCGCACGTTTGCGAGGCCTGGTTTGGCCATTCCAAGCGGGTAGCCAAGGATCATTACCTCATGGTCACCGAGGATCACTGGACCAAGGCGATCGAGAAACCGAAGGAAAAGAGCGATGTACGGCGCGGGTCCAATGTACGGCGCGACGTACGGCGCTAATCGGGTCCGAGCGTGTTTGAGCGTGTCCGAGCGTGTCTCGGTACGTAAAAAAACCCTGGAAAACCAGGGTTTACGATGCGTTTAAGTACCCCTGCAAGGGGTCGAACATACATCGAGAAACATAAGGATTTGCGACCTGTTTTGGGGGTGGGTACGGCGCATCGTACGCAAGGAATCGCATCGCCATCAGCTCACGCTACAGCTCATGTAGCAATGCTACAGATCGTGTAGCAAATGCGTCCTTTGCCTGGATCCCAAAAGTTTTCGGGGATTTGAACGCAAAAAAGTTTTGAGCCCAAAATTTCGCGGGTCCCTCTCAGAGGCCCCCCCTTCCCGCCCCCAATGGGAACAGTCGGGAGATTAGACACACTTTCTTTTTGTAACTCCCGTTTGGCGATTTTTGAGACTGTTGCGGTACGGTGGTCCTATTATCTGATCGGACCCAACTACTCAATTGTCTCAAACATGGCGAAGAATCATGTGACCGTCATTTTGCTTTGGCTGCTTCTGGCCATGGGGTGCGCCCCTGCTCCGTCTTATGTTTCGCTCCCTGCTCCGAGGGCAGAGACCCCGGCGATCAACCCACCGATGTCACTTCGCCAGAAGAACTGGCTGAGTCAAGCCAACGAGGGGAGCTGCGTCCATGCAAGCTTGTCTTCGATGCTCCATTGGCAGAACAAGATCGAGCTGGCCAAGTGGTGGCGATCGCAGTACTCCGGGGGAGAGTGGACCGACCAACTAAGACGTCGACTCGATGCGGCCAAGATCCCTTATGCCTACACCGAACGAGCCAACCTCCAACTGCTCGACGATGCGCACAACGCTCGGCGCGGTGCTTTGCTCTGGTGGAAGCCGTCGCACTGCTGCACCTTTGTCGGGTGGGCCAAAGGCACTGACGGCAAAGTCTACGCATGCATTCTGGATAACAACCAAACCGATCGGTACGAGTTCGTCGAACGATCGCAGTTTCACAAGGCTTGGGCTGGGTACGGAGGATTCGCGTTGACCACGCTGTACGACCCTCCGAGCCCTCCTGTTTTTCAGTCGTACAAAGCGGTCGAGGATGAATGGAAATGGTAAGTTGCCAAGAATGCCCTGGTGGGGGACAACGTGTCAAAATCGTGCTTTCGTTCGGTCTGGTGGCTCTGGCTCTGTTTAGCGCTCTGTGCGTTGTCGTGGGCCAGCGAGTTGCTCCGCGAATTGAGCAATCCCTCGGGATCGACCAACCAGTCGAGCGATCTTTTTCCCCGGGGGGAGTGAGCTACGACGAGCTGCGAAACGCGCCGCTCAACAGCGTACCGGTCAACGAGAGTGCAGCCCGGGAAATCAAGCGACAAGATGTCTACTGTCCACCATGCGACCAAATGAAAGCACCTGGATTCACTCGCAATCCGGTGTACTTGCTGCCGTTCGCACAGGCCGGAGCTTCGCCCTCGCAGCCTGCCAAGAACCAGGTCACAGTCACTTCCACCCCCTGGGCCAATAAGTACTCGCTGGCGGTCTTCGTCGGAACGGACCAGGCCTCACAGAGATTGCTCGACTGGGTCAATCGGGATCCGCAGTTGTCCGACCTGCGCAAGAACGTCAATTTCCAGGCCTACACCAAGGACAATCCGCTGTATCGAGAACGGTTCGGTGGCGTTGTACCCACCGACCAATTTCCGGCGGTCGTTTTCACCGATGCCCGTGGCGGACATGTCTACGTTGCGGGATCCTCGTCGCTCCCCTCGTCTGCGTCCGGCCTGTATGCAGCCCTCAAAGAATCAACGCAGATTCAACAGCAAGCTACTCAACCAGCTCAAGACCCTAGCCCTCCGATGGCTCAAGAGTTTGATCCGGCTTGTCCTGACGGCAATTGCCCACCTAGCCGCGTGCCTCTCCTGAATCCGGATCGCGAAAAGCTTTTCCCCAATCTGCGACCTAAAGACCAAGACCCAATCCAATCCCTCCTGTATTGGATCTGGAATCCCGGCGAAGCGATCCTCGCTGGATTGTGCGCAGTCGCTTTTCTCGTCCTGCTCTTTGTCGTCGTACTCAAGGTGATCCGCTCATGACCCTTTTTCTACTTCTCATCGTGCTCGTCGCTCTATTGTTGGCCGCTATTTGGTGGAACCCGAAGCGGCCACCCAAGGCTGCTGCGCAGCCATCGCTTTTTGCCGCTCTGTCGTCGCCTTCGTCGGTCTCGACCGATCGCGATGCGGTGCTAGAGGCTGAGATCGCCGAGATCGTCGAGGTCATTAGACAAGACGAAGCCGACCGCCGCCGCGCCGCAGCTCTCGATCGACTTGCATCCCTCCAGACTCCCAGCAAGAAAACCAAATGACCACTCCAGCAATCACTGATCAACAGATCGCCGACGCTGCCGCCGCCCCACAGAGCGTCTCGGCTGACGGCGTGACCGTGACGAATCGCAGCATGGCCGACATGCGGGAGGCTCGTGAGGAACTGGCCAGCAATCAGAACGCCTCCAAGCCACGACGCGGTGTCCTGTTCGCCAAGATGATTCCTGGGTCGGCAAGGGGGCAATGATGCCTGGCTGGGTCACCGTACTGATAACATCGATCCTTCGAGCCCTTACCACGGCCTCGTCGCGCCATCTGTTTTTTGGGGCTGGCTGGTTCCTCCTGCTAGCTGGCCTGATCTTCAATTCGATGGCCACTCTCATCCTCGGTGGGGCCGTGGTTTTCTTCCTTTTCATGAATCCTCAGCCAAAGAGCTAATCTTATGATGCTGCTCGATCAATACGGAAAGCCGATCGACACAAAGGCCCTGGCTGCCGCTCGTCGGGTCCAGGATCGAGCCAAGCGAATGGACTCGCTGTCGGCGTCCTATGATGCTGCGGCCAACACGGCCGAGACTCAGAAGCACTGGCGATACGCCGACAACCTGTCCGCTGCCGCTGCCAACTCGGTATCGGTTAGAAAGACACTGCGCGAGCGATCCCGCTACGAGTGCCTCGAGAACAACTCGTTCGCCAAGGGTATCGTTTTGACCCTGGCCAACGACACGATCTCCACCGGCCCGAGTCTCCAGGTGATGCTGCCCGATTCGTCTGCTTCTCGGATGATCGAGCAGAAGTGGCGAAAGTGGTGCAAGGATGTCCGGCTTGCGAGCAAGCTTCGAACCGCTCGAATGAGCAAGGTGATCGACGGCGAGACGATCATCCTCAAGGGCAACAACCCTCGATCCAAAAACGATGTCAAGCTCGATCTGCGAGTCATAGAGTGTGACCAACTTGCGACCCCGTACTACGCCGACGGCCTCCCAAACAAGATCGATGGGATCGAGTTCGACGACTTTGGAAATCCAACGGTCTACCACATCCTCAAAGGACACCCTGGGGACCGCTGGCCGCTGGATGCATTCCAAAAGGAGGATGTCGACCCAGACGACATCATTCACCTGTTCCGCGCCGAGCGACCTGGACAGATGCGAGGCATCCCCGAGCTTACTCCGGCTCTGCCCCTGTTCGCCATGCTGCGTCGGTACACCCTGGCGGTGATCACCGCTGCCGAGAATGCTGCGGACTTCTCGGCGATCCTCAAGACCCAGTCCAATGCCTTTGACTCTGCGTCCGACGGGATTGACGACATCGACCCGTTTGACTTCGTGCAGATCGATCGAGGACTGATGACAAGCCTGCCCAAAGGCTGGGAAATGGTCCAGTTCGATCCAAAGCAACCAGTGACAACTTACACCGAGTTTCGCAATGCAGTACTCGGCGAAATTGCTCGATCGGTCCACATGCCAAAGAACAAGGTCCTCGCGGATTCGTCCGGATACAACTATTCCTCGGGACGCCTAGACCATCAGACCTACCACGAATCCAACGCAATCGAGCGTTCGCAATGGGAAGTCGAAGCACTCGACCGGATCTTCGGTTGGTGGCTCGATGAAGCCTTGCTTATGGACGGCTACTTGCCAGCGATCGAACCGACCGATGAGATTCCCAAGGTTTGGCGATGGCCACCACAGCGAGATGTGAATCCTGCGGAAATCGCAGACGTCAACATCGAACTGATCCGAGCCGGCCTCAAAACTCGTCAACAGTACTTGATCGAACAAAACCTCGACCCCGAGGCTCACGCGCAGCAACTTATCGAGGAAGGCTGGGTGAATCCTGACACTCCCCCCGCTCCTGCAGGCGCTGCACCTGGTGCTCCAAGTGCGTCTGGTGTGCCTGGAGCTGCTGCCCAAGGTACGGGCGCTGCAGAGCCGGATGCGAGCCAACCCGCTCCTACCGGCGAGTTCGCGAACATGTCTCGTTTGCAGCTCACCCGCAACTGGCGAGCGATCGAGGATACCCTCGGTAAAATCGAGGAAGGAATCTGGACGACGTCTCGAGCGAGAGTGTTCCTGGGGTCGCTTGGACTCAAGGAAAGCACGATCAACAATCTTGTGTCCGAGTACGAAGAGCAACCAGCGTGAGCTCGCTGACGCACGAGGCCAAGACCCGGCAAGGCTATCGCCTCCGAGTCTACACCGCTGCCGGACGTCGCTCCATCTGGCTCGGACGCATCACCGAGCCCGAAGCGGTCGCCATTCAGCGACACGTGGACGAGATCATCGCCGCCCAGACCGCAGATCTACCGATCCCCAGGCAAACAGCACTGTGGCTCGATCGGCTCGACCAGGAAATCAAGTCGAAGCTTACTTGCATCACCGGATCCATCCGCACCGTCCGCACTGCGATCGACGAGTATCTCAACGCCAAGCGAGATCTGCTGGCAACATCGACTGCCGAATCGGTTGGTCGCTCCCTGGCCTGGCTGTCTGATGCCTGCGGTGATCGGCGAATCGATGGCGTGTCTCCCGAGGAAATCGCCACCGTCTATGATGCGCTCGAGCAAGGGGCGTCCACCCGGGGCAAGATCGCCAAGGACTGGAAGGCCTTCTTTCGTTGGTGCGAGGACAATCGGTGGATCGTTGCCAATCCGGCCAAGCGTCTCAAGACCACGGTCTCGGTGCGAGAAAAGAGATTCGTTTCGGTGGAGACCATCGAGCGAGTCCTCCAGGCCTGCGACGATCCCGAGCTGCGGCTGGTCATCGTGCTGTCTCGATTCGGAGGCCTGCGGATTTCCAGCGAGATTCGCGACTTCACGCAAGCATCGATCGACCGGGCCCTAAAACGGATCAAGATCACAGACACCAAGCGAGGGATGGTCCGAGAGATCCCGCTTTTCCGTGAGATCGCTGCCGAGCTCCCAGCACTAGGCGTCGAACTGCTGCCGACGATCGCAAGCCTCTCGCACTCGGGGATCACACAGCGATTCCTCGAGGTTGTCCGCAAGGCAGGAATCGATCCATGGCCGGTGCCGTGGCATTCGATGCGAGCCACTCGAGAGACGGAACTGATCACCGCCTTCGGACTGGCGACCGCTTCAAAATGGATCGGCAACTCCGAGAAAGTCGCGATGACCAGTTATACGATCATTCCTGACTCGGACTGGGCGAAGGCTGATTTGTAACTCTTGTTGGACGGTTTTTCGGGGGCGAGTGGTAGTCTCGTCCCCATGAGCAAATCGATCCGGGCCACCACGAAACGCAAGCGACAAGACGCCAACGTCATTGTCGCATCAGCCAAGGCACCCCTTGAGCTGCGCACCAGTGGCGACTCCATCGCCTTGCAAGCCGCAGATCCAAACACCCCTGACGCGCTGCCCAGTTTTAGTGGGATTGCCTATACCGGGGGTGTCATGCACCCAAAGCTTGCAATCCAGTGGAATGGTCCGGTGGTGATTGACTTAGCAGGCCTCGACGCACCGGTCGGACCAGTGCATCGAGACCACGACGAATCCAGGCCTGTCGGCCATCTGACTGCTGTGGCTAACGATGGGACCAAACTCTCCGTCACCGGAGTGTTCTCGGTCCCCTCCGTCGATCAGCAGGAGATTGTCTCGGGAGCGAGAAACGGATTTCCTTGGCGACCATCGGTCGGCGTGAAAATCCTCACTTACTCCACGATTCCGCAGGGCCAGACCCTCCAGTGCAACGGACGCACTTTCGATGGTCCTGTTCTCGTCGTCAAGCGATCGCAACTCAAAGAAGTCTCCTTGGTAACGATTCCAGGAGACCCAGAATCCTCTGTCTCTATTGCCGCTTCGGCCACATCAAACATGAAGACCTTTGAAGACTATTGCACCTCTCTTGGACTCGATCCTGCAACTCTTTCGCCCGAGGCCAAAGCCGCCCTGCAAGTCTCCTACGCCGAGAGCCTCGAATCCTCTGCGGACCCTGCCAGCACGGACGCTGGTGCGGGTTCGCAACCTCCTGACGCTTCTGCCGCCGACCCCAACAAACCAATGGAGCCACACATGGCCAAGCCTGCGACCGCTGCTGCTTCTTCCGCCTCGCCCGATCTGACCGCTGGTAGCACCTTGGATCTGACCGCCTACCGATCGCAGATGGCCGCTGAGACCAAGCGAGTCGGCGATGTCACTTCGCTTTGTGCCAAGTTCGGCAATCCAACCGTCATGGTCGGTGGCAAGAACGTCGACCTGGCGGCCCACGCCATCGAGAACGGCCTTACCGGCGATCAGACCGAGCTGCTTGCTCGACGCCATCAAGATCTCGAAGCCTCCCGGGACTCTCGCCCACGAGGCCCCGCGATCCACTCGCGAGCTAGCCAAACGTCGATCGACCTCGGAGCAATCCAGGGTGGAGTCATGTTGCGTGCTGGCATGCGGCTCGATTCGTCCAGTTTTGAGAATCGCGATGTCCGAGCCAAGCTTCCTGGATGGCTGCAAGCCGGTGCAAACGACCCAATCCGCGCACGCACCAGCGACCTTGCCCATCAGTACCGAGACTTGACCCTTGTGGAGACCTGTAAGCTCGGTCTCCAAGCTCGCGGGATCGATGTCCCGTCCAACCGGATCGACATGGTCCAAGCGTCCTTTTCCTCGGGGACTGTCGCCGTTCTGTTCGGTGCGACCCTCGGTGCGAAGATGCTCGAAAGCTACGCCGAGGTCGATGACTTCTCGCAAGGGATTTGCAGCGAAAGCGAGCGTCCTGACCTTGAGGAGCACAACAACAACCGGATGCAAGCCGCTCCGAATTTGAAGCACCACCCAGTCGGTGGAAAAGCCAGCCATGGCAACCGCCGTGTGTTGACTGAAAAGGCTCAAGTCGGACGATTCAGCGAGCAATTGAAGATCGACGAAGCGGACATGTTCGGCGACAACTTCCAGAAGCTCAAAGACACGCCGCAAGATTTCGGCCGCGCTGCTGGACGCTTGCGTCCTGACCTCGTCGCCGCCTTGCTCATGAGCAACCCGACCCTCGCGCAGACCGCTCGCAATTTGTTCAACAGCACCGACGGGAACGCCGCGACGGGTAAGGCCCTGGCTCGTGCGACCCTGAGTGAAATGATCGCACGTTTGCTCAAGGTCAAAGACGGCGACGCTACGCTCAACCTCAAGATGACGCACTTGGTTGTGCCTCCTGATCTGATGGACTTGGCGATCCAACTTTGCTACTCGGCCAATTTGTCGAACGACAGCGGGTCCGGTGAGCTCAACCCGATCAAGAAGTATGGCATCACCCCTGTGACCGACGCTCGGTTCTCGAATGGATTGGTTCACCCAGTCACCGAGCAAGCGATCGCCGGTTCGGACACCACGTACTACGGCATTTCCAAGGACGGACGCACGATCGAAGTCAACTACCTCCAAGGTGCTGGCCGAGTTCCTGTGGTCCGAACCGAGACCCTGACCGGTGGTGAGTTCGGTGTGGTCATCGATGTGAAGCACTACATCGGAGTCAACGCGCTCGACTTCCGAGCGATGCAACGCTTCGCGGCCTAGTCTTAGTGGCCCGACCATGGGCTAGTCATCGATTCCTTTCGGCAGAGTTTCGGCTCTGCCGTTGTTTACCTCCCTCAACTCTCGATTAAACCAATGCGAATCAAACTTTTCCAGCCTGTAGTTTTTGACGGCAAGACGCTCGAAGGCGAGATCGAAACCAACGGCACGGCCATCAGTGCCGAGTCGATCATCCAGCGAGGCTGGGGCGTAGAGGTTAAATCGTCCAAGCCTTCCAAGGCATCCCAAGAGCCTGTCGAGTCTGATCCTCCTAGCGAAGATCCAGACCAAGACGAATCGGACGAATCGGACGAACCGCAGGACGAGCAGCCATCGGAGCAACCAGCCGAGCAGCCTGTCGTGGTCGAAGCGCCACCTAAGCCGACCAAACCCGCTCGACGAGCAAGTCGCTCCCAGAGCTAAGTCCTGAGTAACCACACTCCCCTCTTCACACAAAAGAAACCATGGCAACTTTCAAGCAAGAAACCGACTTCCGCCGATTCACCGCCAGTGCTGACACTGCCAACGGCGCCATCGTACAGACCGCTGACGGCCTGGCCGGGATCGTCGAAGGCCTCGCCGGCGTGAAGTCCGGCAAGGTTGGCAACGCTCGCGTCGTTGGAATCGTGACTTGCGACAAGGCATCGGGCACCGTGCTCGCTGCTGGAGCCCGAGTCCAGATCGCCACTGCGACGCAGCTCGTCACCGCAAAGGCGTCGGGCGCTGCTGATGCAGGAAACATCCTGCTCGGTCGCACCGCTGCCGCTGGTGCGGACGGAGCACTGACGGTGGACATCGACCTGAACCGAGCCGCAGTCTAACCAACCACCATGGCCATCAAAGAAGCCGATCTTAAAGAATGGTC